ATTAACTCCAGAGGTAGCCACCCAACCTTGTGTAGCATCTACATAAGTTATGGTTACACCTTCTTTATTTGTTGTTAAAACTTTATTTAAAGTTGCACCATTTATATTTAATCCGTTAGCACCTAATGTAATATTATTACTAGCAAAAGTTCCTGCATAATCCACTATTTGAATCTGATCTCCAACACTAGCTGAAGCTGGTAAAGTAACTGTGAAAGCTGCTGATGTTGTATTGCAAGGATAACCATTACCAGCTACTGCAGTAAATCCTGTTGTTTGAACTGCTTGCCAAGATGTTCCAGCAGAAGCAAAAGTATTATCACCTCTTAGGAAAGTAGTTCCATCTTTAGTTCCTGTGGCAGATAAATCTGCTAATGAGATTGTACCATCTGTAATATCAGCACTTGTTAAAGGTACTGCTGTGGGTTTGTTTCCTATGTAACTCATTTATTTTATTTATCCTACGTCTTCTATCCTACGTCTTCTAATAGTTGTAAATTTACATCAATATACCCACTAGCATTATCCGATTGAACCTGTATTTTATCCGAAGTTTGTAATACAATCTTAGGAACCTTAAAAGCAGAACCTGAAGGTAGTGGTGCGTCTTCTATAATTATAAAACTTGTAGATGTTGTAGCATCCATTTTTTTAATAGTAAAACTCACCGAAGTTGTTGTAGTATTGGCAATTGTACCACTAACTACCAGCGTTTTATTTGTTGCTGTATAAACATCTGTAAGAGCACTATTTGATATAGTAGCTTGAACATCATTAAAGTTATTAGCCATTTATTTATTCTCCTCCTAATGCGATAGCAAATGCTAAGCCAGCAGCATTTATCTGATCTTGTATGTTTGAAGTTACTCCATTTAAGTAACTAAATTCGGTATTTGATATAGATCCATCGTGTATCTTACTAGCGTCAATAGCTGCACTAGATTTAATATCAGCATTAACTATATTGGTAATAGTATTATTATCTGAATCTATTGATTTGTTTGTTAATGTATCTGTAGATGTTTCTGTTACAATCGAACCGTCTGTAGATATTTCCAATGTATTACTTCCAGTTAAAACTGCTGTAATTCCTGAACCACCTGAAATTTGAAATGTTCCACCTAATGATATCTGTTTTACTGTTGAACTGTCATCTAAAAAAGATATAGTAGGAAAAGTATTAGTTGCACTAGTTAAATTCTTATTAGTTAAAGTTTGAGATCCTATCAAAGTAGCTACTGTTGAAGGAAAGGTATTAGTTGCACTAGTTAAATTCTTATTAGTTAAAGTTTGAGATCCTATCAAAGTAGCTACTGTTGAATCTATCGCTACTGATACAATATCTGTATTAACTCCAGCCGTAGCAATACCTGTACCACCTTGTACCCTAAAAATGTTGCCTGGAGCAATTAATTGATCTGAACCACTATCACCAGCAACGGTAAAAGCACCGCCAGTTCCAGGTTCAAATTTATTTGTTCCAGCATTATAGACCAGTGTTTGCCCACTAGTTGCACCTGCAATATCAAACTGTATTGTAGTACCATCACCGATGGCATTATAAATTTCTGTAAAATTTGAATTTGCTATTTGACCACCAGCACGTATGGTACTACCCGTACCGTCATTTGCCGTTGAGCCTACATTAATAGTCTGTTTTGTCATCTGTTTTCTTTTTTATTGATATCACATCATTAGATTCAGGAGGACACGTAAAAATTAAAGAATTATCTTCAATAATATAGTCTTCCTTAACCTTCAATATTTTATCGTTTACTGTTACTATAATATCTTCTGTACTATTTATAATCATTTTTAAGCGGCGTCAAAAGTAATTCCAGTTTCATCAAATGTATCCAGAGTTTCATCAAAACTATCACTAGATATTTGCCACACCTCGGTTGGTATCGCAAAACTTGTTTTAACTTTATAATTGAAATCTGATAGATTATTCAATTCCCCGTCAATAGAGCTATTTAATGTTCCTTCCAATCTCAAATTCTGTAAATCTTGTATTTGTATTTGGTGTGCATATGCGTCACCTAATATCAATTTATTAACACTAAAGAGGGTAGGACCAGCAACCGCTCTACCATATTTTGTTGTATTACCTCTTATGTCAATTAACTCTTTTATAATACCACCAGCGTTTCGTAAAGTAATATGTTGATTTAAAGTTACATCTCTAGTATTTGGAGTGAAGAAATCTGTCGTACTATCATCAAATAAAGGATCTCTTCCTAATTTAGGAGTTGCATTTAGCGATGTACCATCTGTTGTCGTACCTAATCGTCTACCAAAGATAGTAGAGAATAATGTGTTAAGTACACTAGAAATTGGTGTGTCAATTTCTCCAGAATTAATTCCTGTAATATTTCTAAGTTGAGCATTAACTTGTGACTGAATATTAACTTGGCCAGTAAAATAAAAACCAGCACTGTGCATTGTTTGTTTGAAAGAATCTCTCCAATCATTAATAGAACGACCAACTTTAATAATGTAAGAAAAATCCTGATACAATAAACTGTCTTGTACTTTCATTGTAGCTTCAGAAGCGTGACCATCCTGATTAATGTAATTCCCGGCAGTATCTAAAACGGGTATAACATTAGTTGTTGCTGTTGCTTGGTCAACTTTTTTGATAGTTGCATAACTGGAAGAGGACGAACCTGTAATAATAGTGTCTTCAGCAAAAATACCTGAAGCGTTTGTAAGTGTTAGAATATTTGTAGTATTATCTACAGAAGAAAATGTTGCTGTTATTTGTGTAGAGTCTGAATTTAATCCTGTTACCGTTTCTCCTGATTGAAAGTTTCCACTTTGATCTATGACTAACACTCTTGTTGGAAGAGATAAACTTGGAGGAGAAGGAGATTCTTCATAACCTTTTCCTGCCTCAATAAGTTTTAATGATAAAACTCTTCCTATTCCTGAGCCGTATGCTTTAACTACAGCACCTGAGCCATTTGAATCATCAACTGTTACTGTAGGTAAAGATAGGTAATTTGAACCTTTATTAACTATTCTGATATCGGTTATATCTCCGTTACCTGTAGCAGATTCTTGTACAATTACATTTCCTGTATAAGGATCTCCTCTTGTAGTTTCATCTTCTAAAACAATTCTATTTCCTAAATCGTCTTCATTAGAAAACCCTCCATTAACAATCCTAACTTTTGCTGAAGCGGAACCTCCGCCTGTATTTGTATTGGTGAATATAATAGCATCTCCAATTTCATAACTTGTTCCAGCGTCATCTATAATTATTTCTGTAATACCTCCACGACCAACATCACCAACTTGAATTAATGCACCTTGGCCTCCAGAAGTTATACTAACATTATCGCCTATAGAATATAATGATCCATCATTAGTTACAGTAGGGGTATTAGGAATACCTGTTATAATTGCTTTAATAAAAACATCATCCGTATCACTGGCTGTGGATCTAATTTCTTCTCCAATAGTAAAAGTTCCGAAAAGAGTATCTTCGTTTAAAATAAATTCTGATACTTCACTATCGCCGATTTGAAATTTAAAAACGTTTTCAATAATAGCTGTTGCATTTGAAGACAGTCCTGTAATTGTTCTGCCAATTAAATCGGATGTTTCTCCCGTAGTAGCAATAGCCCTTAAAATTTTTGATGTATTCCATTTACCATCGGATACTCTTAAAAGATTTTCTCTAGGATAAGTTGTTTGAGATTCTTCGCCAAACAATAATCTAAAAAATATTTGATGACCTTGATTTGTACCTTTAGTACGATATAATGATTTAACATTTTTAATTAATGATCTTTTATTTAATCCACTTACTAGAGTATTTGGTATTGTATTTAATATTTCATTTCTAAAATTGGACAAGAAGTTTGATATAACTTTATCAGGATCTCTAAAATTTAATAATTCTTGTATAGTCTGTACCGGATTCGGTTTATAATTATCTACAATAGCACTAGCTGTAGAACTAGAACCTAAAATTGTTTCTCCTATTATAAATTTATCTTGTGCTGATATGAATAATCTGCCGTTATCTAAGTCTTCAGCTAATACAGTTGATGTTGCACCCGAAGTTTGTCCTGTAACTGTTTCGCCTCTTGTGAATTTACCAAAGGCAGAACTTTCTAAAAGTAATTTATCCCCAGAATCTAATTGTGTTCTATCTGAATCAATACGAGAACCGTCCAATAACAATTGATTGTTTTGATTTGTTTCGGTTTCTAATAATATTCCGTCAGTTGTTTCCACCGAAGTTACAGCTAATTCTGAAGCTTCTAAAAAGGTATAGTATGTTTTTAAGAATTGTATAAATTTTGGATGGTCATCAACTACAAAATCAGGAACTTGTGATTGAATGAGGGAGGATATTTTATCAGTAAATTTTGCCATCTGATATTATCCTTATGTATTGTAACTTGAAGCTGATGAATACCCTACGCCTGCGTCAGCAGAACCTCCAACAAAAGTGTCTGCTTGAACATTGATGGTCGAATTTTCAATATCAATTTCCAAAACTTGATCTCTTACAGGAATAATATCGTTTGAGTTTGGGTGTACGGTCAATTCAATAACAGTAGAAGCTGCCCCTCTAATGTTTTCAACCGAAGCAACATTTAAAGAATTAATAGTTATTTGGCCTGTGTTATAATCAATTGTTCCTTGACTAGAATCGGCATAATTTCTAACTGAACCTGTTAAGTAATATCTTCTAACACTACCTGCCCCGTCATCATCAAGGTAATAAACAGTTGTTACATCTCCATCAATTTTGAAACCTGAAGTTTCTAAAATACCTCCAGAAGCTGACTTGTGGCCGGTATGTGGATTATAAAGTCCATTTCTAAAATATATATCATATCTTGTTGAAGAATTTAATGTAGGTAAAAATGATTTTCTAATTCTTAATGTAGTTATATTGGAAATAATACTTGTATCCGTATCATCAATTAAACCTGTAACTTTAGAATATCTAAACACCCCATCAAAACGTGATAATGTATTTGTATTATAATCTGTCAATGCTGTAATAACATTTGATTTTAAAGTTGCCGAAGTTTTGGTTGTTGCTTTTTCATCAAACTTAATAGTAGATGTTAATAGTATAGATGTGGTTTCCGGATCAACAATTTCTGGTCTTACAGAGGCTACATTATATTTTTTTAACTGAGCAACAATACTTGCCTTTGTTGATGTAGTTAATGTAGAACCTGAAGACGCTTTAATTGCAATTTTTACAACTCCATAAATTGGCGTTTCATCATCTTCACCTCCCCAAGCACTGACTGATTGTGCATTAGGATAAATTTGTTGTACTAGAGTTTCATAATCGGATGTCGTAACTGCTCTGTTCTGTGCTGAATAACTTAAAGGTGCGTTTATTCTTACCGACTCTTTTGTTTGAGCAGGCGTTCCACCTTGTGATGATGAATTGGTTGTTACAGAAATATTTGTAAAACCTCCCACATTTGATTGTGGTGTAAATGTGTTTGCACCATTAGCTGCATCAACATTTGAAACAATATATTCTATTATAACAATGTTACCATCTACTAATTCTTGGCCTATAATTCCATCGCCAAAATAAACTTGAAATTTTCCATCATCGCCTTCTTGTAAGAAATATGCTTTTGTTGTTGAGGCAATTTCTGATAAACTTGTAGCTAATGTATAAGTTGATGTTGTGCTATCACTTGAACTATTTTGAACTTTAACAACTAGAGTAGATGTGTCAGCAAATTCGGAAGGTATTACAAATTTTTGATCAGGATCATTTACGTCAGCTGTATATCTAAAACTAACCGGAGTTCCCTCATAAAGAGTTACATTTGAAAATTTATAAATTCCATCTAGTGGAGAAGTTAGACTAGTTTCATTTGTTACAAATTGATAAGATACTCCATCAACTGTTGTATTGAATACAGTTCCCTTTGCCATAGTTACAGAAGAACCTGTAGCGTCATTTATAGTTATGTCAACATTTGTTGTTGATGTTCTCACGGAAGTTGGAACATATCCTAACATCTTTGCTAATGAAACAATATTCTTTCTAATATCAGCACTATCTAAATACATTTCGTTTGCTAACATATTAGCATTGAAACCTAGGTAGTGTGTGTTGTATGCTAATGTGTCTAAAAGAACGGCAAAGCCAGATCCTTCAAAATTGTAATCCTGAAATTCTGATTGACTTTGTAAAAAGGTTTTTAAATTAGCTTTAACTGCGTCAAAGTCAAAATCTGATACGTTTAATTTGTTACTTGCCATATTATCTTAATCTTTCTAAAAATGTTTCTACTTGTACTAATTCTGTTGTGCCGACAACATAAAAATAAATTCTGACACCATATGAGTTTCTATCAATATCAGGATTAGCAGTTATTTGTGTTAATCTAATTCTAGGTTCAAAGTTAACCAAAACTTCTTCACATTTTCTTTGCAAATTCAAAGCAGTTAAGGGTGTTATAGGTTCAAATAACATTGCTCTTATACTTGAACCAATTTCCGGATGAAAAGGTCTATCATAATGAGAAGTGTTAATTAAATTTCTAACACTTCTTTTCACCGCTTCAATATTGGTTAAAGTATTAATATCATTAGTTACTATATTACGACCAAAGTCCAAGTCAATATCTTTATATTTAACTGTAGCTCTTTTACTTTTATTTAAACTAGCGGAATCGTAATTTGGCATAATACTAATATTTATACACTAACCAACACGGATATTGGAAGAACCTGAAATCATTTGCCCACTATCTGCACTATCTCCTACTCTTGCTACAAAAGCGCCAGCAATACGAACAGTAGGCGAACCAATATTTACATATGCTACGTGTGGTGGGCAAGGTGGTGCTGGAGGATGTGTATGTGACACTGTTGGATCTCCAACTCTCGCAATTAATATTCCATTAGCTTTTACTGTAGATTGGCCAGGAACATCTAGTGTTGTTACACTGGTACAAACGTGTCCTGTTGATAAACTGTCGCCTTCTCTACAAATAGCCGGCATTATCTTGGTGTACCTTGGCCTCTTTCAGATTTTTTAGGTCCTTTGTGGGCTTTTGAATGACGACCTGTTCTTTTCTTTCTTCTACCTTCTTTTTTGAAGGCACTTACTGTATTACTTTTTTTAGCCATTATTTTTCTTCCTCATTATGACGACAATTTTTACAACACTCAATTTCATATGATTCATTGAACTCATTTATTACTTTTTGAGTACAAATTTCTTCACAATGACAAGAATGTCCGCAATTTTGACAATTTTTCATAAAATTCTCTCTTTTTAACTATTTATCAATATTTACAAGTAACTTGGCCACTTCTTACTTCAATTTCCGTTAAATTTGTAGTATTTTTTAACGCTGATTCGCCAATTTCCTTGTAATTTGGTGCAATTTCGCAATTTTTTACAGAACAAGAACAAAGAGAGAACAAACATACCAATAAAACACTGATTTTAAACATTTTTTTATGTATTATTTGCTTGACTTTTAGCTATTTATAGTGTATTCTATATGTATATTATGAAAAACAAAAAAGGACAATACACTATGAAAAAAGAAGTAAATAAACACAACATTTTATTAACAGTATTAAAAAAATTAT